AGCTTAACACCTTCTTTTCCGATAAATCCACTGCCTCCATCCTCAAAATAAATGATACTTCGCTTTCTACTATCCGGCACTAATGATCTTTCGGGTCCTTTCTGACAGGTATTATCTGATTCTGCCACATCATAAGCCACTGGCATGCGCTTAGTAATCGGATTATTATCCTGATCAACGTCCCGATATTCAACACGTTGTACCATGCCGGCCACAGTATCAGAGAATGGTAGTGAGAGAAGCCGCCCCTTCAAAATGTTTGATAATTCTTTGTTCATTATTACAGATTATTTCGTTGAATAATTCGTATTACTTCAGCTGTAGCTACTTTCACCATGCTATCAAAATTATCACCTACCAGAACCTTACCTATAAAATCTCCATAACGATCTCTGTTATAATTCATTTTCTTTTGGCCTTCCTTATTCGTGTGACCCAAAGGTGCAATTACTCTATTTCCTTCTACAACGGGATCGTCCGGATACATACCAGCAAACATTTCGCCGGTGAAAGTCAAATCCACATGTTCTGTTTGCAACCCTTCGGCCTCACGAAGATCACGCCATGCCATGCCTTCATCTTTTTTGATCTTATTCTCAATAAATGAGGCTCCCCGCTGAGTACTTTCTTTTCCTTGAAACCAGAATGCAGGGAGTTCGCTTGTACTATATACGGCTCCGAATCCCTTTTCCTTAATAGTCCTTTCTGCCAATGCCTTTGCAGTAAGGGAAACAGAGGTAGCTATCTCGGGAAGAGATCTCTCAATATCTGATTTGATATCCTTCATTCGTGTTATAAGATCCTGTAGTGATGACATATCGATTAGCTTAATATGGTAGCCTTGATTATTTTGTTATCCCGGCAAATGAAACAGTCTGAACTTGTTACATCCATTGTAGAGATCAGGAAATTAAGCCGGGTATTATATTCTGATATGAAGTTCGCCCTTTTCCCATATAGTTTCTCCTTATCCATCATTGTATACCGGTTAATCTCTCCACTATCAATTATTGACTGCACCAATAACTGATTTGATTTGAAGAGCATCATCCAGGCCAGCACAACGCTCACTGCATCATTCTGGTCATATTCACGGCATATTACATTGCCTGCCTGACAGGTGATAGATACATCAATTACAAGCCCGTGAGCCATCTTATCCACAGGAATTTGCGCCACACTATTCATACTATCTCCCTGTCCACCAGTAACTTCCAGGTATATTTCGGCACCGCCTATACCGCCGTTACCACAGTTACAATCTATCTTATTGTCTTTTGGTTTTGCATTAGTTTCGCCACGATCCCACACGAAGTAATAATCGTATGATGTTCCAGTCATTGAAAGAGGCATTACCGGAAACTCAGGTCCTGTTGATGCTACCAAATTTCCACCAGGAGAATTAAAAGAACCGGTATAGATCAGTTCAATGTCGTTTCCTTCAGCTGGTGTACGATATATATAGAAAGGAAATTCCCCGGCAATATCAGTAACCAACCGTACCCGATTAACTGTTATCACACCATCGCTTATTTCGATAGGTCGCAATCTCATGAATTGGAAGCGCTTAGAAGCGTTTAATGAGGTGACATAAGTCAATTGCCCCACATTGCCCATGAATTTGTTTTTTGCAGGCTTATATTGCGAACTAAGGGCCGTTTTGATATCTCCATCCACAATCTTTTGTGCAGAAGCGATTGCCCGGAAGGACATTTCTGCCATATTGAAACAGTAATCAATGTATTTCAATTCATTGATCGTAACTGATCCTGGTACATCATCCAGGTAGAGACCAGATTTTGACAACTTCAGTTTCTCCTTTGTAGGCCCATCCAGGCCAGAAAGTATACAGGGACATTCGTTCGTTGTAACCCCTATGACATCCGTTAAGCATGTAAGCATATTATTTGATTTTGTTAGTATAAAAGTAAACAAAAAAGGGCCACCGTGTTAACGATGACCCCTTTTGAAGTGAGAAGTGCGATTTACTGAACGTAGAACTTGTCAATAGATGGTATTTTAACAATATCCCGGTCCAGGTTATAGAATCTTTTTGATTTGCCTGAAGGCATTAGTACCTGTACATCATAGGAGTGAAACTTATCTGCTGCATGCTGCTTCTTAATCACACCTTCCAGCTGTCCGGTTTCGAAATCAATAATACAGGGCCGGTCATATAAATCAGTCCCTTCATCAACAATAGGCAGGTTATTAGTCTCCTTCCAGTTACCTAACTGAGCGTCTGTAACTACTTCTGTCTTACAAGACAGCACATAATTTGCGAAGTCGATTAATTGTTTTTCTATATACATAATATTGCTGTTCAGCTTACCCTGTCCCCGGTTATGATTCAAATATAATGAAAAACTCCGTACAAATCGTACGGAGTTTAGAGCCTGATATTCGACACCTTACCAAGGAGAAATTATTTGGGGCCTTATTATACCGTTTGCAACCGGTAAACGTTTTTATATGGTGTTAGTTAATCGTCATCACTTAACCCAAATTACTCCGCTTTCATAAGGCCCTTTCTTGTTTAGGTTGAGCCGGAAATAGGAGTCGAACCTATAACCATCTACTTACAGGGCAGAAGCTCTGCCAATTGAGCTATTCCGGCATTGTGAAACAAATATAAAATAAAAAACCGATAGAATAATCTACCGGTTTTTCTGGGTACTTATGGCACGACTAAAAAAGAAAGGCCGTTATCAGGTTGTAGGATTCAGCTGAGTATAAGAAAGGATGCCAGTAGGTTCGTAAGTTACGCTGTTCACTGTTACAGGGCAGCCGCCTGGGTTCTTCCAGATACCTGCATTCACCTCAAATCTCCATGAGTGTACGATGTGCGCTTTACCACCAACGTTATCACAACGATAGGTGTAGAATACGTCATATTTTACGCCGGGAAGGGTCGGAGAATTAACAGTATACCATGTCTGTTGAACACTGCCTAACATTTCTTTCGGAGAATCAGGGTGTGTTACGCGAGTACCGATAGCAATGGCACCATTGCTTACCATGAATGTATCTTCCTGTAGTCCTGCTTTCATGAATCCGAACAGGTCAAAATACATAGATAAGGCAGCGATACGGGCGGCGTTACCTTTACCTTCAGAATTACCATTGTCAAACTTCGCATCCTGCCATGCATCCCATAATGCACCATTATCAATGTAGTATGGAGTACCCATCTTGTTCATGTATGCCTGACGCAGCATACGAGTTACAATTTTAGGTGCTTGATAATCCAAATATGGCACTTGCGTGGTCATATTTGCAGCATTAAAAATATAAGGTGATGGCGCAACGTTAATACCGGCATACTGTTTCAGTCTTAACAATGTCTGAGTGTTTAACCACTCATCCAGTGTTTTAAGTGCTTTAGCCTGGGCCTTACCTGCTACGGTCTGCATATCGAAAGTGTTACCACGCAGTTCTGTTTCATCTACAGAAAAATCCACCTTCTTACACAGGTCAAGGGTATATTCCAACGCCTTTGAACTTACAGGAGAACCATCTATGGCACAGTTAGGGACACAATCTTCAGCTTCGATATCACATGTATCCAGCCAAACAACTGCTAACTTATTATCCTTGTAGCGGTCCAGGAGTGGAGTAAATGTTGCTGTCTGATTTTCCAGAACAGCAAGTGCGGCATCCGCATATGGTTTGTATTCCGCCTGTAAGCGACTATCTGTACCGTTCGCCTCTGCCATGAGGTTGATACGCTGTAATTCTGATGCTGTGAATGTAGGCATGATCAAAAAATATTAATGGGTAAATAAAAGCTGTTTACTGTTACGGTTTGGCATTCTCCGCTTCCCAGGTACTTAGAACGGTATCCCTGTCTGCGAGTGGAATGCTCTTATCATTAATGATCTTTGTAACTTCTTCAAAAGTTTTCGGCTTCACAATGTTAGAAGGATATCCAGGTTGTTTATTCGACTTCTTATCGTCGTCGTTTTTATTTCCTGAATTCTGACCACCATTGTTTTTCTGAAAAACGAAGAACTTAGAAGCATTCGCTGTTACTAAGTCATCAAGTTCAATGTTGTTACCATGCTTATCAGTTGCCATTGTACCATCTTTTTTCAGGATGATTACATTGTCCCCGTCCAGCTGGTAATCGTAATCTTTCAAAGAATTAGCAAAAACTTCCTGAAGGTTAGCAGCTATCTCCGCATTTTCGGGTAAAATCGGATTCAAACTAGCCAATTTTTTCAGGGCGGCACTCTTGACAGTTTCGAAAGTTTTCTCAGAGTTGTGCTGCTTCTGAATGTTTTCTACTTCTGTTTTTGCCTGGGCGACAGCTGCATCTTTTTCCTGTTTCAGCACTCTTTGCATTTGCAAGAATACAGGATGCTTTTTAATATCGTCGTCCGTTAGTTTTGTTCCTTCTGTACTTGTTGTATTACCGGATATTATGTCGGCCACCAGTTCGGCCCCCGTTTTGTCAGATTCAATACCGTAGATTCCTTTCAATTCCTTTTCCAGATTAGTAAGGGATTCTGATTTCCCCTTCTTATATCCGTCCTGATAAGTTTGTCCAGGTTTGCCAGCTGTCAGCTTTGATATTCGGGTGCTATCAAGCTGCACGATGGCTGAAAGGATGGTATCTTCTGTGTTTTCGCTGTTTTCTTCGTTAAGCAGATCAGCAACTGCCCCGTTGTCCAGTTTTAATGCTGTGGACAGCAGCCCCGTGAGAATCTTTTTGTAATCCATGTCAAAAGTAGTTTATTTTTTTGTTATTCAAATTAAAGGCTGTTTTTAGCCCGTTCTTTGGCCTCTTTTAATTTTGTTACCTCTGGTGGCTCAGGGATATTTTTCAGATAAAATACCCCCTTCCAGTGCGGGTGATCCTTAATTTTCTCCCAATGCTCAATTGTCATAGGCGATTCGGCTAGGGTTCGCTTGTTGACTGCTATGACAATCATGTCGTAATAGGTTGGTCGGAATCCTGTTTTGAGAGATTCAGCTTACGCACCTCAGGCGGTGCAGCTGGAACTTCCTTATAACCTCCCTTATCGCCGCCCATCTGATCCCAGGACTGACGGGTGAATCTTACCGGCAGTTTTCCCGGCCCCTGGCTGGCATATACATACAGGCTATCAGTGTCTTTTGTCGGATCGTAAGCATCCGTAACACTGTCATACGCGCCAACTGGGAGTGGCGGTTTCGGAACTGGCGGGATGCCAGTGAGTTCGTTTTCTCCATCTGAGTTGTTTTGTCTAACTGCCATAAATAGATAGTTTTTCTTTTTTGTTATGTAAATATAGTATTTTATGCTGCCTGTAAGAACTTTTGCGCATCAGGTCGCAAAATAACTGCCAAAGAATCAGGTATCCAGTTAAGATGGTGACGGCATCCCCATCCGCCCAGGTCCGTTACTGGATTATAGTTTGGCTGCATAGATTTGCCGGGATCAAAGCGCTCTATCTCTGAGATATGAAACACTTTTCCATTCCGTTCGTTGCACCACTCACGAGTGGTCTTAATAATTCCTCCTTCAAAGACTGCAAACTGAAAGCCTAATTTATCAGCGAACATGCGCCCGGTGGTGCGATCTATCTGTGCATAGGTATCATATACAAAGTTTCTGGTGTACTTATTCAGCCAGTCGAATGGGTTGCTTTGCGGATTTCCTTTAATGTAATCCTTAATAGCAAACTTCGTATCCTGCCAGCCCTGACCACCTACGATTCCTTTCAGAGTAATATCCCTGACTGCCTGCTTCACCTCTGCCGCCTGAGCAATCTTCACCAGATACCCGTTCTTTTCAAGGCGGCCCTTCTCCCCTATGCCTAACCATGTCTGCACTGTTTCCATCACCAGCGGTTTGATAGGAAGAAGAGAAGCCTGTGTTGTGAAATTGCTATAATATCCACTCTGAAAATTAACTACCTGCATGGCCCCGGATGCAATTTCAGATGCTAACCCTATACCTTCTGAGGTATAATAAGAACTGAAAGCCAGATCGATAGAAGAGATCAGCCTTTTATTATACATGTTATTTCGTATGTTCCCGTTCTCATCCTTATCCAGCTTATCAATTACCCGGTTAATGATCTCATCATACATCACCTCCCCGGCCTGGGTAGCAGCAGCCTCTAACTTCTTTTGCAGATCATTAAGCAGTTTATTTCGGGAAGCCATTAATTTAGCCAGCCCTGTTTTGTTGTTAATCATTCTTCATTTTTTGATATGATAACTACGCCTGATTGATCATCTGTACCTGCATCCTGATTCAATTGATCTGTATCAATTGTATCTTCTGTATCAACCGGATTGTTATCATCAGCTGTTGATGCTGTGTCTTTTGTGATATTGAAATTAATAACCGGTGCGCCTGCATCTATCTCCTTCATTATCTCATCAACCTTTGCTCTCACTATTTCCCACTGTTTATTAATACTATTTAAGTACCAGAATTGGGGAGTTTCCAGGTTGATTTCGGCAAAGATGTTTTCAAAGTTTGCATACAATACCTTATTAAACTTACTCACAAACTCACTGGCCATCAACATCGTTATTTCATCAGATGATTTACCAGTGAACGGGAAGAAGCGCCTGGATATATTGTACTTCATATATCCTATTGGATCCCCCTCATACACAATTGCTGCTATATCACTATTAATGTTGTCTCTTAAGAATGAAGGGCCACCACTATCATTTGCCGTTTTCAATTCAGCAAGCAACATGCCCATCGTTTTCAGTTTCGGATCGGCAGGGTATATATGCACTATCTCACCATCTTCCGGCTTCGCCACACCTGCCAAACGCGCGAAGGTATATACCTGGATCTTTGCTATTGTGCTGATCTGGGCTGTGTATGGACGCACTGCTGTGTAGACACCTTCAGTATTGTACTCTATTTCTGTTGCCGTTTTAGCAATGGCCGGTTGTAAGAACATCTGTGAATTGAATACGGCTAAATGTGCCTGCTCCTTCAATCCGTCAATGTATTCCTGCTGGAATTTTAACAAATCAATATCGGGGGATTTATAAACTAACATGCCATTCAAATCTATCATGTCAGCCTTGTTTTCAGGCATAGGTAGCAGTATAACATCCTGGGCAGTAGTGTGATACTTATACCCCTTGCCATCACAGGCTGTACACTTATCGGTTGTCCCCCTCACATAACCCTGATGGCACCCCTTCGGCTTACCCCCGGTACCAGGAGCGCCCTCACATTTTTCAACATACTGCAACTTCTGAGGAAAGGCGTGTTGTGTCATTGAGAGATCCTGCTCAGACACTGCTTTGATCGATTTCAGGAAGAAAGGCATAGCAGCATGAAAAGGATTCACATATGTTTCACCGTTCGTTGCACCATCTTCCTTATAACCTATGCGAACCGCTGCTGCATACCCCAGGTTCGGAGTATAGAAAGATACTATGAAGTTCTTGCCTCCTTCCTGCAATAGCTGCTGATAGCTTTCATCTATCACAATGCCGTCTCTCTGCATTAGCTTAACACACACCTCACACCACACGATGGTATTATCCTCTTCATACAACACATACTTATCACCATCTACTTCTTTCACATCCCCGTTGTCTTGCAGGTATTCTACGGTGATATCCTTATGCACAAACAGGTAGCGCAATTCATTGCGTTTATACAGGAAATCCCAAGCATCCCGGGCCGGAATATCATAAGGGTATGGCTCTACTTCCTTGTCCTTACCTAGATTTTCCCATTCAGTAACTACCCAGGCGTTTGGATCAAAGAATGATAAGTGTTTGAATCGTGTGTTAAACCATTCATCCAGTCCCCTGGTATCCTTCAATTTTGATCCGTAGAAGTTGCGAATCATATTCTGCACGGCTTCATTCTTTTTCGAATCACCAAACTCAAAACGCTTCTTCACCTTATTGCTACGTGCTGCACGGTCAAAGGGGGTCATCAGAGATTCTGCCATCGCTGATGTAATGACCTGAGTTATCCTTTCACGTTGCTCCATCGCTTCAGCACTCTCACGGGGATTATACCGAATCAGCATACTACCACACCCTTCACCAGTAATCAGCTTAGTATACCGCTCCGCCATCTTCACAACACGATCATAGTGCAGATGCTTCCTCTGTGATGAGATTAACTTATTGCCTAATTGAAAGGCCAGATCTTTTTCCATGTAGTTAGTATTTTGTTAATTAAAATTACGCTTCTTTCAGGTAGTGTTTGCATAAGTCGCAAACCAAATACTCCATAGCATCAGATGTATGCCCTATTGTTTCCCTGCCATCCTTCTTTTCAGGATTCTTCCCGTCACCGGGTGCATTCAACTTCACATATTCACAATCCCTTATAAGTTCTTCACATTCTGAATCAATTAGGATCTGTACATCCTTAATCTTATCCTCAAAGATCCGATTCATTAACTCACGCCGTTTTAGATTCATAAGGTTGAACATGCCTACCCGCAGCCATCCAGTTGATATATACCGGTAGAGTTCCTGCTCTAATAGCGTATACTGAGTACTACCTCCCAATCCAATAATCCTACTACGGCCCGTTGCATCCCCATATACTAACACATCCGGGTTCTGATCTATCACATCCATATCATGACTGAACGCCGCGACTGCCGCCTCCCCTGAATCATCAGGGGGCTTCATGCAATATTCTTTGAAGAACCGGATTTGCATGACTTCTACCTCTTCCCACAATTCAACTTCCTCATCAGGTTTATTATCACTACGAAGCCACGCCTTGCCATCCTGCTTAACCCATTGGTTCACATATATTACCTGCGCGGCCAGTTGTGTATAATAAGGTACTACGTTGAAATCATAAGTCAGAGAGACGGCCTGATCACGTAAATATGGAACATTTCCTACTGTTTTTCGCCTGGAGAAGTTAGAGTAATATTCACCTCCTGACTTACTGAAGGGATAGGAGTAGATAAACTTCAGTGCCTGATTCTCTGATAGTTGGTTAAGCCTCTGCTGAATATATCCAGGCCGTAGATTCTCTTCATTCCAGAAGGATGAATAGATCACGACCTCATTATCCCCAATGATCTTATGAAAATAGTCATAATGATCTGTACAACGTTTCTTAATTTCTTGCTCATGCTCAGATAACCCGAACATCTTAATAAGCCAATCCGTGCCACCTTCTGACGGCGATGTATGAATATAGCAGGGATTCCATCCGATAAGTCCTCTTTCCTCCTGTTCCCGGGGCGTTATCGTGTCGTCGAATATGATTGTGCCTTCCTTATCGTACCATAGCCCAAATTGCCTTAAACGGGCAAATATAACTGTAGTTAGCGCCTCCTCCTTTGTATCCTTCGTTTCATCCAGGTGTGCGTAGGCGAACTCCTTACCGTCATGTGCTAAGTAGTTAGTCAGGTTACCTACGAAGATCATAGCCCCATTCTTGAAGCTAATAGTGTTGTAGTAACCCTTCAGGTCCTCATTCCTGATAAAGTGCGGCGGCGGTACCTTGTCGATCACATAATGCCCTCCGATATTGAACTTAGGATCATACTGCGTAAACCCAAACACACGTTTCCAGATCTTGAATACCCGGTTAAGTGTAGTTTGTGACAGCTGGATATCAGTGTTGGCTCCGATAAAGCCCTTACACTTCGGGAACTCATTCACCATCATCCCAGAAAGCAGCCCGATTAATTCTGTCTTTCCACCTCCCTGACCGGCCATGTCGAGAATAACGGCGGCCCGGGAAGTGATCACGTCTATCTGAGGCTCTGAATAGATACATTCAACCTCTTCCGATTCGCTTTGCTGTATCAAATTGGCCATAATTGTTAATATTGTATCATTAATTGAATTGAGTTCAGAGTCAATTTTGTCTAATGCCCGGAAAAAACGAGACC